CATGAGACGGTCGAGCTCGTCGCAGGCGGCGCGGGGGTCGGGGGCAGCGGCGTGCGCGGCGGGGGGGGTGGGGTGCGGGTGAGGCATGGCAAGACTCCTTTTCAGCGCGATGTATAACCGCCTTCCCGCTTCCAAACGGGAGGGCGACCGTGCGGGTTGGAAGACCGGGAAAAGGAACCGGCGAGCCCGAAGGCTCCCCACACGGCCGCCCAAAACTCGGGCATGCCATGCGACGGACGATAAAAAACCGCACGGGTGGCGGTTCGTCCGCCTTTTCTCCGGGCTTCCAAACCCGGTCGCTGCAATGGCAGCGACGGCGGGATTGTGCACCCGGAGATGGCGGCTTGTCAAATTCACGCCTGGGCGGCCTCGCAGACCGTGACGCCGTGGCCGGTGATGATGAGCTGGTAGCCGTCGCGTTTGATCTGGCCGAGTTCGATCAATACGCCGAGGGCGAATTCGAGGTCGGCGTTTTCCAGGGCCTCCTTGAGCTTGGCTTCGGCCAGCCAGCCGCGCCGGGGGTGCGCTTCGCGCACGGCGTAGAGCACTTCGAGGATTTGCTGGCGTTGCAGGGCGTTGTGGTGCATGGGGGTTCTCCGTGGGTTAATCAAAGGGATGGAAAGGGATCGGGTTCCGCCCGCCTTTACTCAAACAGCCCCGCCTGCCCGTCATCTTCCTGTCCCGCGTCGCCCAGGATGTTGCGCACTTGCCGTTCGGTCATTTCGTATTTGCGGGCGAGCTGGCGGATGCTGTGGCCGCTGTGGCGGTCGGTGGTCAGGGCGCGGTTGCGGCTGGCGCGGGCGATGGCTACGGCGCGGGGGATGTCGAAGTGTTCTTCGCCGCCGTAGACTTCGGCCAGCCGCTGGGCGGCATCCACGCCGATCAGCACGGCGAGCGGGTGCCCGGCGTGCATTTGACGGGGCACATACAGGCGCACGCCGCCATATATGCTGACGATACGTAAGGTGGCGGGCAGGCCGACGATGCGCTCGAATTCGCGCAGTACGCCGGGCAGGTCTGGGCGGGTCATGGTCATTTCCCCGTAGGGGCTGCCCCCCGTGGCTGCCCTGGTTTCGCCCCCGCAGGCACATACCCCCGCGTGCGGGCGAGTGCGCCGACGACGGCGTGCAGTTCGCTGGCGTCCATCATTTCGAGCTTGCGCGCCATGCCGTGCTGGCGTTTGGCCACGCCTTCGGCGTAGGCACGGCCAACCCCCATGTCGATGCACAGGGCGCAGATTTTACGCAGCAGGGGTTGCTTGTCGGCGCTGGCTCGGTCGATGAACGCCCATGGGGTGGTTTTGCTGTCGGTTTTGCGATGGTCGCCGGTTTTACGCAGGTGTTCGATGACCCGGCGGCAGGCGGTCGCTCCCATGTCTTTGCTGGAGCCACTGGCCACGTGACCGATGTCGCGGATGAGCTGGTGGCGCGTGGCCTCGTCCAGCCCCTGGGCGCGGCATTCGGCAAACACCGCCCGGCGGGCGGCGGTCAAATCATAGGCCATCGTGTACTCCTTCTCACTTTTGTTGCGTCGGGCTGCTCATCAGTGCCCGGCCACCACGCCGGGCAGACCTGCCCTTGCGGGCAGGTTTCGCGTTAAATCAGGGGGTGTCGGCAGTGGCATCCTTCATCAGCGCATCCACCAGCTTGTCCACCGCGCTATCCACCGGCTTGATGAACACCTCATCGCCGGTATCCTCCACGCGGCAGCCGATTTTCTTGAGGCTGGCCACGTCCAGCTGGTTGATGGCTTCTTTCAGCGGCTTGCCCGTCCAGCGGATCAGGGCTTCGGCTTGCTCGGGCAGGTGTTTCTGGATGGCGGCGACCACGGCATCGGCATCATCCCAGATGATGCCGCCTTTGCCTTTGAGGTAGCCCAGCTTGATGCCGTGAAAGATGACGGTGCGCGGCTTGACGAACAGCTCCGGCGCAGCGTCGATCAGGGCTTTGAGCTGGTCATGGTGTTCGCTGGCGGCGGCGATGGCTTTTTTGAGGGCGGGCATGGCCTGGCGTTTCAGTGCGTCCATGCCGCCATTGAGTTCGGCCACAATGCCGCACAGCCGTTCACGGGCGTCGGCAAACTTGCGCGCACGGGTTTCGATGTCGGCCAGGGTGATGGGGGTAACGTCTGCTTTCATGATGATTCCTTGTGGGTGATTGGGGGTGATTGGGGAGGGTCGGCTACCGCATGACGCGTGCTGGGGCGCTGAAACAATCCACACTTTTGCCTCGGCAGGTCACGCACAGCCGGTTGTGCGCGCCTTCGCTCAGGAAGGCTTTCTGGCAGCACAGGCAGCGTCGCTGGGTGGGCTGGATGCGCAGGTTCCAGGGCGCATTGCCCACCCCTTTCGGCCTGGGCGCGTGGCGGCTGCCGGCCTTGATGGCGATGCCTTGCGCCCGCAGCCGGGCGATGCAGTTCCAGATGCTGCTGGGTTTGCGCTCGAGCCGCCGGGCGATTTCACCCCGTGACATGTCGCTGTTCGCCCATTGCACGATCTGGGCTTCTTCTTCGGCGGTGAAGTGTCGGCAGGCCATTACAGACGCTCCACCCAGACGACGCGCACGCCGTCGAGGTTGAACTGGCCGTGGCGTTCTTGCTGGCCGTCGCGGGTGAGCCACTTGTAATAGCAGGCACGTTCTTCGTCGATGGCGCGGGTGGTCAGCCGCCCGGCTTCGACTTGCACGGTGGGGCGCACGCTGTCGATCTGCGCGCCAAAGACGACAAAGCCTTCGGCCTTGAGCTGCACCACGGCATCGCGCGCGGCGGTGAGCTTTTCTATGGTCATGTCGGTGACGAGCTGCCGGGCCGTGACGAGCCGCAGGTTCCACGGTTGCGGGACGGGCTTGAGGGCAGTGCGGCGGGGGGTAGCAGGTGCGGTGGTTGTGTTTTTGGTGTTCATGAGGGTTCCTTGGGGGTGGGTGACAAAGGCCGGTAAATGCAGGTCTGGCAAACGCCCCAGATACGCATCAGCAGCGGGTTATGGGTGGGGGCGGCAGGCTTGGCGATGCGACGGCATTCGCTGACCGGCTGGGCTTGCAGGGTGGCCGGGCATTCGCGTACTTCACACAGCCGGTCGATCACCCGCCGCTGGAACTTCTCGCCCACGCCGCTGCCAATGCCCGATTTGCCGCCCGCCGCCGTGGCCAGGGCGCGTGAGACATAGGCGCGCGATACGCCCAGCCGATCCGCCACCCCAGCCCGCCCGCGCGGATGGCGCGCGCAGGCGGCTTCCAGCAGGGTTTGCCAGCTTTCTGGGGGCGCGCTTTCTGGGGTCACGTTCCCGGCGGCCAGGTTCTCAGTGTCCATGGCACGCCTCCTCCCAGTCCGCGACGTCCACCGTCTTGCGCCAGATTTCCTTGCCCAGATTCGGGTCGAACATCGAGTCGCTGCGGCAGACCATGGGGGGCAGTGGCCCGGTATTGCTCACCAGACGGTAGCGCGCAGGGATGCCGCCGCGCCAGGTGCCATGGCCGGTCTGGGTGCATTCCATGTAGCCTGCCCGATGCAGGTTTTGCAGGTAGTCGCGGGCGGCCACCGGGCTGACGCGCACGTGGGTGGTGCTCGCCATGCCAGCCAGTTCGCGGGCATTCAGGTCTGCCCCCGGGGTGCTCATCCGCAGGGTGCGCCACATTTGTTCTTGCGCCAGCCCCTGGGTGACAGCCGTGCCGTCGCGCCGCACGCGCGGGGCTTCACAGCCGTGGTCGCGTACCAGGCGCAGCTGCGCGGGGCGCATTTTGCCGCCGCCCAGTACGCGGCTGGACACGACTTTCAGATAGCCCGCGTTAATCAGCCCCAGCGCGTAGTCCTGCGCGGTCTTGATGCTTTCGCCGCCGATCACGATGTCGGCCAGGGTGAATTCCTGCCCGGCCTGCATCCGTTCGCGCATCCGTTCCCACAGCACTTGCCGTGGGCCACGTCCGCTTTTCATCTGGTTGATGGGCTTTCTCACGGGCGGCATCCTTCAGGGAGCGTCCGGATCGGTGCCTGCCCGGTGTAGACCGGCAGCTCCCCCCACGTTTTGCGGTCTATCTTGCGCCAGCCTTCGCTTTTGGCCAGGTCGTCCGCCCGCGCCAGATTCACGCAGACCCGCCGCACCGAGCCACCGGCGGCATCCACCAGCATTTTCAGGAAGTCGTCAGCGCAAGGGGTGGCGCAGTAGATCGGGGCCAGTGCCTGGGCATCGGCCAGCGAAACCGCCGAGGCCGGGATCCACGTCAGCACCCGGCTGTGAAACCGCTCCCAGCGCGCCAGTTTGCGCGGCAGCAGCTCTTCCCCGGCCAGGATCATCGCGGCCTGGCTGCCTTCGTAAATGTCGCGCACCAGCTCCACCATGCTGTCTGAGCGCAGGGCAAAGTCGAATTCATCAATAATCAGCGGGCGGCCACTGGCGGCCAGCTGGGTGCAGATGTCATCGAGCAGCCGCGAAACCGTGCCGGTGGGCTTCATGCCCATTTCAATAAGGATTTTTTCCAGCAGGGTTTTACGCCCCCAGGCCGAGCGCATTTGCACATAGTAGGCGCGCGAGCTATTGGAGACAGCCACCAGTGCCGTGGTCTTGCCCCAGCCTGCGGGGCCGTACAGCACCCCCAGCCCGGGCAGGCCGTTCGCCCGCGCACTTAAAGACTCCATCGCCGTGCGCGTGAGACTCAGGTTCTGAATGTTGGCAGTTTGCATCTATAATCCTTTCCGTTTCGGTAGTGGGTTGTTGCGTGTATTGCGTGTATTGCGTGTATTGCGTGTATTGCGTGTATTGCGTGTATTGCGTGTATTGCGTGTATTGCGTGGTATTGCGTGGTATTGCGTGGTATTGCGTGTATTGCGTTGCTTCCTGAAATGCCCCTTTCCAGTCATTGGGCAGGGATTGGGGGGGGCGAGGTGCTCGCCGCGCCACGCTTCCCCCCTGAATAAGGGGGGTGTGCGGCTAACACACCCCCCGCCGCTCAGGGGTTTCCGTTTCTCCTTTCGATTGCTCCGCACGCCGCCGCGCTTCGCTTTTGAATTGCGCCGTGTGTTGATAGCTTTCGTGCCAGTAGGCTTGTCCTTCATCCACCGGGTGCCCGGCCAGAATGCAGGCGTCAACCATTTCCCACTCGGCCATGTTTTCTGCCACCGTGCGGGTTGAGCGCAGCACCCGTACCGGCGCGCTGCCCTGGTCTTGCCGGTAGTCTTCACCCACCACCGCCAGCGGTGCGGGGTGGGTGTCTGAGGCCAGCAGCACGCGGCCTTGTTCGATGGCTTCCGCCACCGGCATGACCCGCGTGCCCAGGTCGATCATTCCGGCTTCAAAGCTGCGGCTGGTGGTGTCGAGCAGGTGGCCGTGGAGTTCTTCGCGGATTTCCGTCAGGCCGTCCAGTACCCGCTTTTCTCGTCCGCGTGCCCGCGCTTCGCGTTGTTGCTGAACAACAGCGACCGGGTAATAGTGCTTGCGGTTGCCATCAGCCAGGGCTTCGCCCATGTAGCGGCCTTCCGGGCTGTAGACCCATATTTTTTCGGGCTTGTGCAGGTCGTAGGCGACATGGACAACCTCGCCATGAAACTCGGCCAGGCCAGGGCAGGCGTAAATGTTGGTAAACAGGATGATTTCGCCGCGCTTGAGCGTGCGCGCCACGCGGGGGCGAAACAGGGTGTCCAGTTCGCCCACCGGCAGCCGCATCGCCTGCCAGCCTTTCGCGTTAAATTCAGCCAGCCGCAGGGCGGGCGAGGTGTTCTTTAACGCGCGGTGCGCCCGCTGGTTGTACCATTGCACGCGTTCGCGGCAAAAATCGACAAAGACATCCCAGGGCATGAGCGGCAGGGCGCGTGCCCGCCCGTCCGCGCCACCTTTCATGGCAGTACGGGTGAGCTTGAATTGCGCCAGCCGTGCTTCGCGGTCCATCGAAGCCCCCATGTAGGTGGGCAGCATCTTGGCGGCATCCACCCAAACAGTCTGGTGCAGCCGTTCGATCACGCCGCGCGCTTGCGAGTTGTAGGGCAGGGAGTGCATCACACTAAACCCGACCCGCCCGGCCAGCCCCGTGCCTTCGTCGGAAAGCATCGCGTTGGCAAAGCCAGAGCCGTTATCGACATAGAAGATCGCCGGGATGCCCGCTTGTTCGACCCCCATCCGCAGGGCATCCACCACGCCCACCGCCGATTCGGCCAGCCCCACGCTCCAGCCGACAATCGCCCGCGTGGCAATGTCCACAATCGAGGTGATTTCCGGCCTGAAAGGGCGGCCATGGTAGGGGTGCTGGACTTCGGCATCAAAGGTGTGCCCGTCCGCCGACCAGATGTCGTTCGGCTCCAGATGATCAAACGACCGCCGCACAAAGGGACGTATATTCTTCAGCTCACGCGCGCCGCTGCGCCCGCGTTCGAGCGTCACCGCGCCAATTTTCTGGATGAGTCGGCGGATTTGGTGAATCGAGGGCAGCGTGTCAATCGCCGCGCCTTGGATGACGGCCTCGGCAAGAAATGCGCGGTAGGCAGCATCGACCGAGGGCTTTTGCGGTTGCTGGTAGTGCGTTAAAAACGCGCCCGCCCAGGGGGGCACGTCCATCTTCTGGCGCGCTACGCGCGGGGCCAGGCTGCACGGTACGCCCGCCACATCCGCCGCCAGCCAGCGTTTGAGCGTGCGCACACTGGGCAGGGGGCGGGGGGCTTCCGCACCGGCGGCGCGCTTGCGCCCACGGGTGTCCCGCGCCAGCGCAAGGGCAGCCATCACCTGCGCTTCCGCCGTGCCCGCCGCCGCATTCACCAGCAACGCGTGCATCGCCGCTTCCCTGCCGCATCCCACTTGCGCCATCAGCAACGAAACCTCCGCCAGCACATACTTCCGCGCCCCTTCAATATGGCGTTGCCGGTCGGTCAGGTCAGCCGGGGCAGAGACGGGGCGGGCAGCGACCGGGGTGGGGGATGTCGTGGCGGGCAGGGATGGGGTGGCCGGGGTGGCCGGGGTATGAAACGGCGGCTTCCCCGCTTGCGCCGCCAGCTCGCGCGCCAGCAACGCCGCCTGTGTTTCTTTCGGCAGGCAGGTCAGGGGGTATTCGCGGCCTTTGCCGCTCTCTTTTGAGCGCGCTACGCATAAATTTTTTTTCAGCGCCTTAAACGCTCCGCGCTCTGACCCAGGCATCCCCGGCAACCCCGCCAGTTCCTGCACGCTGTACCAGCCCCCGCTCATACGCCCACCCCCGCTTTCAGCAGCGTTTGCAGCGCGCGTTTGCGTGCCGCCAGCTGCTGTTCCTGTTGCTGGATGCGCCCCAGCTCGATAAAGGCAGCCTCGTCCGCGCTCACCACCCGCCGCCCGCCACACTTCTGGGCATACAGCCCCAGCAGCACATCCGCGCCCAGTGCCGCATCAAACGCCATCGCCCGCCGCAGGCTGATCTCCCGCTCCGCGTGCGCCTGGCTGGTATAGCCGTTCAGCGTCGCTTCCGACAACCGCTCGCCCAGCACAAAGCTCATCCGCGCCACAATCTGCGCCCGATCCAGCCCCCGCTCGCGTGCCGCATCGATCGCCTGCGCCATCACCGCCGCAATCTCCACCGCGCAGCCCATCCGCCCCGGCAACAGGCCATCCAGCCCGCCCGCAGCCCCCGGCAGCGCGTCAAACAGATCGGCCGTCAGCCCGTCCGCCCGCATGTCAGGCCACCAGCTCCGCATTGACGCGTGCCAGATCGTGCGCTCTAACGCGCGATTTGCTAGAATCCGTCTTGTTGCTGACAGACTTTTCCGCCATCCGGGCACGGTAGCGTGAAGGCCAGATCACTTCAGGGGGCACGCCCACCGCCTCGGCCAGTATCCGCTCGGCCTTGGGGTAGCTGCGGTGTAGTGCCTGCGATATCGCATCAATGCTCTTATAGCCGTGCGCCATCGCCAGCCCCTTGAAGGTCAGGCCTTGTTTCCACACCGCCGCCTTGATTTCGGCAGGATGCCAGTCGCGTGGGTCTTGTTTCAT